CACGCTGATGTAATTGGCGACCTTGAAATGGCTAGGCTTGTTCTAGCTGGTGAAGCATCAGCAATCAGCGATAACGATTGGTGGTCAATCGACTTAATGGCGTAGGAGAAAATATGACTATTCAAATTTCAAAAGTACTCATGCCAAAGGCATGTATTAGTTGCCAGGCGTTTTGCCCAAAAGGGTATGCAAAGGATCAGCACAGCCCGTTTATTACTAAATTCGATAAGCCCGCGCCTAAAACCCAATACGGCCAGTGCGGTAAAACAAATAACAGCGTATTTGCCACCGAAATTTGCACCGGCTATCAGCAAGAACCTAACGCCGATGTATTTGGAGTAACTAACAGACCACAACCAAAACAACAGATGCAACTATGAAAACAAAGCATTATTAGGTATATATCGATGTCTATAAAGCAAACTTAACGAATAGTGGGACAAATAAAATGAAATACTGTTTATTAGTATTACTTATTACTTGTAATGTAAATGCTGAGAGCATTAAAGATATGACGTTTGGTACATTGAAAGTATCCGAAGTTACTTCTATTTATGATGGCGATACATTTAGAGCAAACTTAAGTGATCTTCATCCATTAATATCTAAGCGCATTGGTATTAGAGTTTCTGGTGTAGATACACCTGAAATGAGAGGTAAATGTGATAAAGAAAAAAAACTTGCACGTGAAGCAAAACAATTTACAGTTAACTTTTTAAGGTCTTCAAGTGATATTGAGTTAAGAAACGTTAAACGTGGTAAATATTTTAGAATTGTGGCTGATGTATATGGAGATAATAAAAGTCTAACCAAAGCGTTGCTAAGTAATGGCTTAGGGGTACCTTACAGTGGTGATAAAAAAATAAAAAACTGGTGTGAATAAAAGCATAAAGGGCTAAATTTCTTTAGCCCTTTATAATTACATTGCTAGTAGTGTACTGATTGCAACTATTAAGTGTGAAACATTAATAATCGCACGATCTGAAATCTCTAAGGATAAATTGATTTTCAATTTATTATCCTCCAATTTTTAGATGTGGGTTGCTCACGATTCCAGAATAAGTTACGCTCTTTTTGCAAATCTAAGCGCTTCGCTGAAATCTTAGCAAGTGACTTCCCCAACACCATATTACCAGTATGGTGTTGGGCCCTCCCCTGAAACACGACACTATATGTAGTATGATTTTCAAGTTCCGTAACAAGATAGAGTGGTTTAATATGTTTTGCAAGGGACATAATTGCCCCTAAATGTGGATAACATTGGGATAACGCATTTGTGTTAGTAAGCACTAATCTTCAAGCATTTAGTGCCTATAAAATTTGTTAAAATCAATTAATGATCTGATAAATAATCACTTTTTAAAAATGTGACTATTATTCAATATTTATGAGTTTTGAATTTAAAATTTGCTGATATATTCATACTTCTACTTTATAAAACTTACGTAGACTTGAGATATAATACTAATTTTATATATCATGGCTAAAATACTTATTGATCATTATTGAAATACTTCCTCGTCAAATTTTAACTAGCAGATAATATTACACGTACCCACTGGTACCATCTTCAGTGCTCTCTAAATCAAATTAATTACTATCAATCAAGATTTAATGTTTTCATTTAAGCCACAACGGATGTGGTTTTTTTATTGTCTGAAATAAAGTTAGTCCTAAAGCCCAATCAACTCTAATTGTTCTTCACGCGGTAGGTTTTTAATAAGCGACGCGGCTAATTGCGCAGTAGTTTTGCAAGGTGGATTTAAGAAGTGATCAAACGATTGGGTAATGCGGAACGTAGCCCCGCACTCTTTTGTATTGGTACATGAGCAATATAAATTAACCACATGAGCGCTTTGCTTTTCGCGTGACGTAATTGTTGCTTTAGCTTCGCAATTTGGACAAGTAACCCGCGCCATAATAACCACCAATCGTTAATAAAATACACTGTTATTATATACAGTGGTTTGTTGCGTGACAAATAACCATTCAACTATTAGCTGAGAATCAAAAAGCTAAAAAATTCACTCCTCCTCGCCTTCCGCTTTCGTGCAAAAAATGCGTCAAATTGACAACCCCAGTGACACAGTGCTTTTAGCTAGGCCGTATTACTAAAGGATCTAAAAGAAAGTTAAAAAGGATCGTATTGTCAAAAGTGTGACAATGTTTGACATAAAGTGACAACAAAAAGATCAAATAGGTGGTTATTTACCTAATATTGAAATATCATTAATTTATTATCAGTTAAGTGATAAATAAATTATGAAATATTTACACAAAGGCTCACAAAGCCAAGAGCGGTTAGATGCACTTTTATCGTTTGGTAAAAGTACCAGTGAAGATATAAAGGCGGCACTCAGTGATTACTTGGTTCGTGGTATTAGTAAGACCAATGCAGCAGCACTTAACTTTGTACCGGCACCAAATTTAACAAGAGCACTTAAGCGCCTTGATGTTGTTGCAGGTAAGGTTGAAGAGGTTAAGGAGCTAGATTGGTCTAGTAGACTTGGTTAATTAAAAAAGCTACCTTGTTATACCTATTACTATGCATTAGAAAAGGATTGAGCAATGTTAGATTTTATTAAGTACGTTTTAAATGAATTAGGTTTAGATGAGCACGCTGAGCCGACAAGAACATCGGTTATGAAATATCACTTTAGGTCCATAGATAAAGATATTCACGTTAATTTTGATTTAATCATAGATGATACTTATTTGGAGTTAACAGAAGAAGATGAAAAAGCATTTCGTGAATTTAGAAGCAAGCAGATATTTGGTGAAAAGCTAGAGAATCTTGAGTCGAGTATAAATAAGTCGGTTAAATTATATATGGCAAAAGCAGAATTAACCAAAGGAAACCAGCAGGGCTCAACATTCAGATTAACAATTGATTTGAAACTAGAAGAAGTTTAAAAACCAAAGCGCTAGCTCCTAACTAGCGCTTTTTTTATTGCCGTTCTTACTCCCCCAAAACGCCCTAAACAACCGCATTAGCCCAAGCGTTGAAACGGCAATCCCCACAATTACAAATTCAAAGTACCAGGGCGCACCAGTGTAGCCCATTGCTTTCCAGCCTTCAGCCATGTACGGCTGCATCACAGGTATAAAGTGGCAAACAAACAAACACAAAAAGAATAGAATGATCACTTCATCCATTAAGGTTTTGTCGCGGTTCTTAAGTACCAGCAAGTCATAATCTGCATCGTTTTGCTCGGCTTGCATGCAGCGCCTTGCTTTCGCTTCAAACTGCGCAATTTTAAAGTTGTTTTCTGCCCGTGCTACATCGGCGGCCATTTCTGCAGCTATGCGTTTGCGCTCAACATAGCCGCCGGTTAAGTCGGCTATTGGGTCAGTGATAAAAGAAACTAATTTTTTAAACCAGCCCATTATTTACCGCCCCTAATTAATTTAATAAAGCCCTTTGGGTCTTTGCTAATCGTTTCAATCAATTTATTGATCCCCTCCAAAATGTGCGGGGCCGCATAAGCGGTTACACCAATAACACCCGTTTTTAAGCTTTCATCAAATTGCCGCCACTCGCAAAACATAGCCGCCAAGTAAGCCGCAAAAACAGCAATTAATACACTCATAAAATAATGAAAAAACGTAAACACCTTGCGGTTTAAATACATCTGTATAGCCGCCGCTAAAAAGCTCAACATAAGCAACTGCCCCCACTGTTTAATAAATTCAACTATATCTATCCAGCTCATGCGTCTTCCTTGGGTGTTGGATTAAGGTCTGAATATTCAGGCTCTTTAAATTCAATATGCTGCGCGGCAGGTAAATAATTATTTATACCTAATACATCTTGCTGCAGTGGCACCACTTCATTGTTGTAATAGGCGCGGGTAATTTTATCTAAATCACCAAAGCCAGCACTATCACCAGACGACTGGCCGCTTAGCGCTTCTTGCGCGCGGTGCATACTTAGCATGTCGTTAAGCGTAATTTTTTTAATGCGTTCAAATTCGTCTTTAGTTGATATGTCGCCAACGGGCGTTATCTTTATCGACTTTTCAGCATCGGCCTTATTACTGCGGAAATTAAAAAACAAACTTCTAAAATTACCCACGCCTTTGCTATCGCGTATGGCATTCTTTAGTGCTGTTTCATCGGCATCGCTTAAGTTCGGGTCGGCCATTGAGAATATAAAACCCATGTGCGCACCGTTCTTGTAATAGCGGCGCCTAAATAAAGTGGCATCTTCATTGAGTAAGGCTGATTGAATGCCCCCGTAATATTGCGGTATACCGTAAATACCTTGGGCGGGGTCGTACTCTTTTACGTGAATAACTTCACCGGCATTAAAGTAAATAGGCTCATAGCTGCGATTACTTATTTGTGCATATACGCCGCGCGTATCGGTATAACGCATAGTCAGTGCAGGCAAATGGCGCAGCTTAATAACCTGCCCAAATGAGTTTTTAATAATCTGCAAATAGGCATTACCACTCCACAGCAAATCAAACGCAAATTTACTAAGGGCTTGATGGCTTAACAGCGGGTTAGGCTTATACCATTTTAAAATCATGTTGCGCTTAAAATACAAAATGGGACCGTGCTGAGCATTAACGCGCAGCAGTTTTACCAAACCTTGTAAACTAATGGGCGGTGCATAAATGCCGTTGCTATCACTAAATACCCCAATGTAATCGGTTAGCCGGTTATCTAAACACGGCTCAGGATCGCCAAAGCTAAACGAATCGGTAACCGCTGTTCGTTGGTTATAGTTAGGCGCATGGCCGTTACTTACTTGTAATCGTGGTTTCATTAAGCTGCAATTCCTACAGAGGTTTGGCGGCTGTGGGCATTGCCGTCCAGTGGTTCAAATTTCATAGCGTGCATAATTGCCCACGCAATATCGGCATGGCCCGTGGTCGCAGTGCGGTTTGTGGCATAGGTTATTTGGTCGCCAACCACTTTACGGCGAATATTTATAAACGAGCTGGCAATATTTACCGCGTCCTGGTCAAACTCAAAACGGCGGTTCTTAATTACGTTAATCGCCTTAATAACCAATTGGTTTTTAATAATGGGGTTGTAATGTATTGGCTCAGCATTAGGGTAAAATTTAGTGATCATCTCCCATACGCCATAACCAATACCGGTCGTATCAACACCAATGTGTTGCACATTGTATTTTTCGGTGAGTAGTTTTATTTCGTTGGCCATGGCTTCAAAGTCATTGCCGCTTAAATCAACTGCTTCAAGTAGCCTAAACTTTTCGCCAGGCTTAATAGGTGCACTCAAAACAGCAACGCTTGCTTTATCACCAAAGCGGGCAGGGTCAAAGCCAATTACCACAGGCTTTAATGCAAACGGGCGTTCGCACTCTAAATCAAAGTCATCCCATTTAGTGGAGTCGCCAACACAGGCCATAATTTGTTTAAGGTTAAAGGCACTGTGGGCATCATCAATAAACTTACACATAAACAAGTTATTAAACTCATCGGTGCTGTATTCGTTTTCAAGTACTTCAATATCAATGCGGTCAAAGCCACTTTTAACCACATCGTGCACAGTAAGCATTTGCCGCCAAATACCATCATCACACAGCAGGCCATGCTTTAAGTTTTTATGGCTAACATCAATGGCAAATTCAGGGTCGTTACAGGCTTTGGTTTTGCGATACCATTTACCGTTCCAGTGGTCGTAGGCTTCATGGCTGGTAACACTTGGCGTACTAAAGTAAGTAATACGTAAATGCTTATGTGTTGCCATGGCCTGTGCTAAACCGCGCAACGTTTTATAGTTCGGTATCCAAAACACTTCATCTATATATAAATCGCCCGACTCAGATTGCGCTGTACGCGCATTGGTACTTTTAAATATGAGCTTAACCGTTTTACCGCCGGCTAAATTAAGCACCATGGGCGAGCCGGTTAATTCAATATTAAAATGCTCACGGCACAGCGCCACAATATTGGCTTTAAATACCTCGGCTTGGTCACGGCTTGCCGATATAAATATTTTATTGCGGCCATTAATAACCGCATCGTAAAACGCTTCAAACGCAAAGTAAAAAGTAGCCCCAATTTGTCGGGGCTTTAAAATAAAGCGCGCGCGGTAGTCTTGGTTTTCAAACCAATGTTTTTGGTGTGGGTAAAGTAGCTTGTCTTTAAGCTCGTTGAGCATATCAACAGTAATGCCAGAGCAATCGTTTTTCTTTTTCTTCTTCGACTTTTTATTACTGCCACCATTATTGTTCCCCGCATCACCATTACTGGCACGTTGTTTAGACGCAGGAGCAAACTTACTTTTATTAAGTGCGCATAACTGGCGGGTGCAAAAGTCTAACTCTTTATAGTCGGCATCGGTTTTATCATCTTTATCGGCCAGCACATTAATGCGCTTGCTAAACGCCATTTCGGCATTATAGCTTGGGCACATATCTTCCCATTTGCCAGCCTCAGCCCAACGGCGAACACTACGCGCACTGGGCATATCGTCAAGCTCGGCTATTTCGTCAACCGTGTAACCCTCAACAACATATAGATCGTGTGCTTTTTTGCGTATTTCTGGTCCGTAGTTCGCCTTCATAGTGCACCGCATTTATTAATCCATAGCGGCAGTGTATTCGTTATAAAGCGCTTAATCTGTCAGTCAAAAACCTAGCTATTCCTAAAAGTTAAATATAGGAATTTCATAAAGTTAAACCGTTGGAAAGGTGCAAAAGGAGGGTGCAAACTGCAATTACTTTAAAGCATTAAGCTTAATTAAAAAAACATTTAAAAGGTTTGTTTATATGCCAGGTCAACTACGCACAAAACCACTTTCTATTGCCGCCGTTGGCATGACCGTCGACGGCCGCGAAATCACCGAGCAAGACGTAGCCGACATAGTAGAAACCTACAACCCCCGCAAGTATGGCGCACGCATAAACCTTGATCACGAATTTAACTGGTCAGGCTGGGCCGCTAAAAACCTACATAACGTAGACATACCAGGCATGCTAGGCGACGTAGTAAGCGTAGAAGCATACGAAAACGAAGAAGGCATAGTGTGCCTATACGCAGTACTCGCGCCCAACCAAGGGTTTGTAGCATTAAACAAAGCCGACCAAGCCGTATATTTTAGCATCGAAATTAGCCGCGACTTCATGGGCACTGGCAAAACCTACCTAACCGGCCTAGCAGTTACCGACTACCCAGCAAGCTGCTACACCGACCGAATTCATTTCAGTAGTAAGAGCAAAGCAGACGACACGGAAGTCTCTTTATTAACCGTTGATTTAGGGTCATGTGAGCCAATCGACACACCTAAAAAACCCTTTTTTAAACGACTATTCGCAAAGGAAGAACCCGACATGAAACCAGAACAACTCGCTACCGCATTGAAAGATGCACTCGGCACACCGCTTGAAGAGTTTGGCCAAAAGCTCGACGGCCTAACAGCAAAGCTTGATTCATTCTCAACCACTAAAGTGGAAAGCGAAGAAGAAACAGCCCCGCCAGCCGAAGAATCAGCGGCGCTTACAAAGCTTAAAGAAGATCTATCAAGCACAAAAACAGCACTGGACGAACTAAACGACAAGTTTGCCAAAGCATTAAAAGCACCTGCGGGTGACACAACCAACGCCGACGACGAACCCGAAGGCGACGACGGCAAATACAGCAACTGTCTGTAATTGTCATCACCCTAACTTAACTTAGTAAAACGCAGGAAAGCACATGAAAACCAAAACTAAACAGTTATTTGTAGCAGTACTCGCAGGCATGGCAAGCAACTACGGTGTTGCATCAATGAGCGAGCAATTTAACGTAGAGCCAACAACCGAGCAGCGCTTATACGATGCAACCTATGAATCAGCTGAATTTTTACAGATGATCAACACCGCACTGGTAGACGACATTGTAGGCCAATCAGTGATCATGAGTGTAGACGGTGGCGTAACAGGTCGCGCCGGTGTAGAAACCGACAACACCAAAGAGCGCCAAACACGCGACGTATCAGCACTAACAAAGCGCGAATACCGTTGTTACCCGGTAGAATGTGACATTCACATCACATGGAACAAACTGGACCAATGGTCAAAATTCCCTGATTTTCATCAGCGTTACCGTAACCACGTTCGCCAAGCAATTGCACTCGACATTATTAAAATTGGCTTTAATGGCACATCAGCCGCCGACACAACCGACATTGCAACAAACACCATGCTGCAAGACGTAAACATTGGTTGGTTACAACTGTTACGCCGCGATGCGTCAGAGCGTGTAATTACCG